TTAAATCTTACTGGAATGATACGTTTGCAAGTGTGATTGCATCAACGTAGTCTGCTGCGTTACCAAGTGATGAAGCAGTATTTGTTAGTTCCTTATAACCATAACGTGTCATAAAGCTAACTACTGGTTCAAAAGTTGCTGGATCCATTACTGGGCCTGTGCTCATTAATGGAATGTATGGGCAGTAGAATGCTGGAGCATCAGTTTCGCTTGAACCCTTGTAACCAACAAGTACCTTAGTACCGTCAGCTGCATAGTTGTCTACGAACACACGGATTGTACCGTTCAATGTACCTACAAACTTGGTGTTTGTTGGTGCTTCGAATGTACCTTCTGTTGTACGAGCGAAAGTTGATGTTGTTGCGCTTTGTAGAATTGTTAGTGCTTCTGGGCTTACTACGATGTAGTTACCTGCACCACGACGTGTGCGAGCAGCAATTCTGTTTGCAGCGCGGTTGATTTCAATAGCTAGAACAGCATGACGGTCACCAATGTATGTTGGTGTGCCTGTTAGGGAACCACCAAAATCCAATGTTGTACCTGCGCCAGCTAGTGAGCGTAGTGAACCGATAATTTCTTGGTCGATTTCAACTACGATTTCCTGTGCTAGAGCCTGCATGATTTCAGCTTCTACGTCAACGCCGTGCATTGCTTCTGCGTCTTGGGCAGCTTCAAATGTCCAACGTGCGCTTAGGCGTCTTGTCTTAGCTTCTACAGTTTCCTTGAGGATCTGAATGCTCATCTTACGACCAGCTACACCTTCAGCTGCTGCTGTAGCTGTTGGGCTACCTGCATAAGTTGAAGCTAGTAGGAATGGGCTTAGAGCTTCATCACCTGCTGTTGCGCCACCACCTGTCTCTGCGTAACGAACGCGGAGAGTGTGGATCTGGCCTACTGGGCCAGTCATTGGCTGTACACCAACTAGTTCGTTAGCAATAACGCTTGGCATTAGAGGACTACATCCAATGAGTTCTTTCTGTTGCCAGATAGACCTTCTAGTAGGGCTTCTTTGGTTGCAGACCAGTTGCTTTCAAATAAATTTGCCATCTCTTAACTCCTATTATTATGAAAGTCCGGCTAATTTGCGGATTTGGTCTAATTCAACTACGTCCGCGTTGTCATCGGCTTCTGCTTTAACAGTTGCCTGCTTATTACCAGTGTGCTCACGCACAACTGATTCTGACAAAGTCTTCTTCACTCTTGCTGTTTCGCCATCGAGTACACTTGGAAGATACTTGTTAAAGGTTTCTTCTAGCTTTTCTGTTTTGACTGACTCAAGTAAATCTGACATGATTTCTTTCTTCTCTTTGCCGAGAGGACGTAATAGTTCGTCTAGCTTTTGCTTACGAGCCATACGGTCTTCTGCGATTCGAAGTTTGCTTTCTGTTAGCTTCACTGTATCTTCTTTAGATGCAATAACTGCTTGACTTTCTGCTAACTTCTTCTCTAGGTCGGCGATTGTCTTCTGTACTTTCTTGATTTCTTTTGCTTCGTTTAAGTGGCTTGTTCCGAAGTCGTTCTCACGAGCCGCAGTGATGTCATTGCGGAATGACTTAACTTCTTCACTGATAACACGATTGATTGTTGATTCAATCTTGCCAGCAGCTTTGCTGATAAAGTCTTTCTTTGCTTCAGCAAGCTGACGCTTGCCTTCGCGTACCATTTTGACCTTTTGCTCTACTAGTGCTTTCTTGTCTTCGTGGAATTCTTTTAGTTCTTCTGCTAGCTGTTCTGCAACAAAGTTATCTAACTTTGATACATGTTCAGCTACACGAGTACGGTCTGCACGCAATTCCTTAACTTCCTTTGCAACCATTTCAGTTACAAATTTGTCAAGTAGTTTAGCATGTTCACTTACGGCTTTGCGATACTTAACTCTTTCTTCTGCGAGGGCCTTTTTATCCTCAGCTAGCTCAGCTACTTCAGCTTCTACCTTCTTATTAATGAAGCTTTCTACAGCTTCTACGATTAGACCTTTGTCATGCTCGTAACGCTGTGCGAACTCTTCACGAAGCTCTGCTGTTAATTCTTCTCTAGCTTCAGCAAGGCGTGACTCCCAGGCTTCTTGAACAGCCACACGGGCATCATTGCTGAGTCCGGCGCCTTCAAGTAGATCGTTAAATGTCACTGCCATAGTAGTCTCCTACTTTATAGTTTAAGTTCTCTAATGAGTTTAGTGATTTCACTCGTTAGATGTTTTTCTGCACTTTTATCGTAACTCACGGCGGCTGCTATTCTATGAACAGCGGCACCGCCGCGCATATTAAACAAACTCTCATAGATTGTTTTTGGATATGCGTCTGGCGCACTGGGCTGGGCCACAATGTCCACAGTAACTATATCAAAGTCGGATACGCGACCCGAATCATTAACATTTCCGCTACCACGGCTACTAACGCCCAGTTTTGCTCCGGCTTTTAATAAAGCCCTTGCAATATTACCCATAGGTGTATCTATGATCTTAAGTTTACCAATACCGTCTGCGCCATCACAATACATATCTGTAATCATATGGCTCACACGATCGAGATTGATTTGAAGTTCTTCAGGATGATCTAGTTCACCTAAAACTGTTTCACCCTTCTTTAATCTTTCTCTAATTGCATTACAGGCACGCTCGATCTCGTTACCGGGGTATACGCGACCGTTTTGATTCTTTATGTCGCCCTGGATAAAAAGACCCTGCATGAATAATTCCTTGCCGTCTTCACTTTCCATGAGCTTAAATTTACCCATTTCTGGGTTCATAAATTCATAAAGTTTGCGTGTCATTATAATTTCCTCGCCTACAATTAAGCCTTAGGTACGCTTACCTTAGCTGGTTTAATTCCCATGTTATTTGTAGGTGTGTGATCTTTAGCGTTGTTGGCACCTTTGTTGCCTTCGCCGCCGTCTTTGATCTTAGGAACTGACTGACCGCTTAGATTGAAGTGCTTCTTTGGTGCTGTGAAAGACTTTGCGCCTTCGTCAGCTGGAGCCTTAGGAGCAGCAACTTTGTCTTGTAGCTTTGTAGCTTCTTCAACAACTTCGCTGTCTTCTTCAATTTCTTCGTCTAGATCGTACTCAACTGAGTCCATCATTTTGTCTTCAGCGTCTTCTGCGTCGTCCATGCCCATGCCCATATCGGCATCTTCAGCATCTTCGTCGCCAGCCATTAGCTTTTCAAAGTCAGCGCGGAGTTCTTCTAGTTCTGCTTCTAGATCGTCAACCTTATCTTCTAGGTCGCCTTCACCTTCTTCAGCACCTTCTTCTTCGCCTTCTTCTTCATCGCCTTCTTCCGAAAGACCTGTTTCGTCGGCAGTAATTTCGTTTTGATCAGCTAGGATATCATCTTCAAAGTCGTTGCTTTGATCGATTGTTTCTTCTACTGATTCATCTGTTTCTTCAGCTGATTCTTCAACTTCATCTTCTGCTTCGAGTACACGCTCATATTCTGAACGGGCCTTAGAAACTACATATTCATGTAGCATTTCTTCAGCTTTTTCGTTCTCTTCGGCAAGAAGGAGTTCGAGAATCTGCTCTAATTTAGCTCTTGATTCTGACATTGTGGCCTCCTAAAATTAGAAAATACAAGATAGGGTACACTACAGGCACCCTTCTACAATAGTACTTATAGTTTAATGGAGTTTTTACCAGTAAAATGGTATGTTTTTGAAGAATTTTGAAGAATTCGGCGTATTAAATTTATTTAGTAGCCAATATTCATTTATAAACTATGCAGTTTAGACTTGACTTTGCACCGGTTGTGCATACATCAAGCGAACAAATTTATCATGTTCAATTTGCTCTGCTTTTTTAATTTCGCGCACCTTGCGTAGCTTGTTTAATTGTTCTAAGGTGAGCTTAGGCTTACGAGTGTCGCCTATTTCTCGTTTCTGCCATGAATCATTTTCTGGATTATAAAATTCGTTTAGTCTCATATTATATTCCTGCCCCTGGTGCTGTTGGTGCTGCTGCGGGTGCTTCTGTGCCTGCTGTAGCTGCTGCTTCGGCGCCTTGCTGATCTGGTGTAGGTTCAATTCCTTCTAAATCTTCTGTGCCTAGATCTGTATTTACCGAAGTTTCAGATGCTGCTCGAATACCAATATTTTTAAGTGTTGTTAGATTCTCATCATCATTAAACTTTTCAGCACCGTTCTCTTGACGCCATAGCATTTCATTTTCTTTAATTTCAGTATCAGTCAAACCAAGATATTTCTTTAGCTTAAACTGATTAGCTAGGTGTGGTGTATTTTGTAGAGTTGTATATAGATTTGCTCGTTCTGCATCCAACTGCAACTCACGATAGCTGCTGAAGTTCATTGGTTTATTAAATGCGATCTTAAAGTCACTGTTGTCAATTTCAATTCCGCGCTTCTTTAAGAACATTTTAAATTCGTTGTCTAAATCTTCTTCAATTTGCTTCTGCAGGCGCTCTACATATTTTGCAAAGCGGAATTCTTGAATATATGCAACGCCTACCTTACCATCATTATACTGTGCAGAACCGTCTTCTGGTCCTGTGGGCAAATAACTTGAAGGAATGCGTAAACCGCGTAGTAACTTGTTGTTAAAGTGTCAACTTTTGAACCTCTACCATCAGCAGTTTGTGCAAAGAAATAGTCTTCTAACATGCTCATAGGATTGTATGCAGCATCAACTACGCTTTCACCATTTTTATTTTTATTAGGCACACGCTTTTGCTGTACTTCGTACTTAACTTGTTCTAGATATTGACGAGCTTTGTGCGGAGGCATGTTACCTACGTCGATAAAGAACACACGGCGTTCTGGCGCACGGTGAACACGATAGATAATAATACTATCTTCTAGCAGTTCTTTTTGCTTGAATACTTTAAAGATTGGCTCTAGGATACTTACGCCAAAGGGCCAAGCATTATCCATGCCTTCAGTTAAACTAATGTGAGCATGTAATGCCGCAGTTGTGGTTGCTGACATTTCAGCAAAGTTAGGATCTAAATTCTTAACATAGTATGCTTCAATCTTTTTACCTTCGCTTTCATTGACAATTACTTTTTCAATGTTAGCAGGATCTACCCAATACAATTCATATGTTTCTGGGTCACGAATAAAGAACTGGTCGCCATACTTAATAGTACTGCGGAAAATACGAAAGGCACGTCTTTTTAATTGATTAAGATTACACCACTGCTGTAGTGTTTTAACTAGAATTTTATTTTCAGTGTCAGTTGGTTCGCCTTCATATTCAATAGTAAATGGCAAACCGCTGTATTCATTTTCCTGTGTACCAAATTCTGCAATGGTGTCTAAGGCTGCATTAATTTCTAAATCCTGATCCATTTGATCATATTGGATATAACGCATTAAGCGATTAGGGGAACCAGCATAAACTTCTGGTAGCCAACTTGCATATCTGCTAGCTACTGCGGCTCCACCTCCAGTTGAAAAATCAGGTCGCTGAATATTCAGTGGTAGACCGCTGTTGTTAACTGGGGTAAAATGTTTGCGCCAACTCATTAAGTAGCCTCTTTCTTTTTAGTTATAGTACTATTTATCGTTGAAAGAAA